TCTATGCAGACAAGTTCTTACTGATTCTAAAATTACAGTTATGTCTACTGATAAAGATTTTCTTCAGTTAGCGAATGGTAGAATTAAGATATGGAGTCCGACTAAAAAGAAAATGTATGATGAAGATTCTGTATTAGATGAATTTGGTATTTCATCTCATAACCTTATTTGGTATAGAGTATTAGATGGTGATAAATCAGATAACATACCTGGTGTAAGAGGTTTAGGGTTGAAAACAATCCAAAAAAAATTACCATTTTTGAGTGAGAACCGTATAGTTAATATAGATGAGGTTATTGCAGAATTACCAGAATCAAAAGATGTTATAGAATTGAATTATAAGTTAATGCAATTATCAGAAGTAGATATTTCAGGTTCTACAAAAACGAAAATAGTAGAAAGAGTTAATGAACCTATTAATAGGTTAATAAAATATAAGTTTCAAAAGATGTTTTTAGAAGATAAGTTATATACAGCACTTCCAAATCTTAACAGTTGGTTACTTACTAATTTTAACCAATTAAATCATTATGCAGAGAAAACGCATGAGTGAAACACTAATACAATTCGGAACATCATTTCAATCTAAGATTATAGCGTCTTTACTACGAGATGTAAAGTTCATTCAAACTATTAGTGATATATTAAATTCATCCATGTTTGATTCAGACTCAAATAAATGGTTAGTTAAAACAATAAAAGATTATTACTACGAATATAAAAAACAACCAACACTTGAAGTTATAAAGTATAAAATAGATGAAATAGATAATGATGTACTTAAATCTGGTGTTGTAGATAAACTTAGGGATGTTTGGAAAAATATTGAAGCTACAGATTTAGAATTTGTACAAACTCAGACATTAGACTTTTGTAAAAATCAAACATTGAAAAGTGCTATTTTAGAATCTGTAGATTTATTAGAAAATCAGAATTACGATGGTATAAAGTCTATTATTGATGAAGCTATGAAAGCGGGAACAACACGAGATTTAGGTCACGATTATATTACTTCTTTAGAGTCAAGACTTGAAGAATCAGCTAGAACAACAACTCCAACTCCGTGGGATGTAATAAATGAAATTATGGACGGTGGGTTAGGAACTGGTGAACTTGGTGTTATTGTTGCTCCAGCTGGTATAGGTAAATCTTGGACATTACAAGCTTTAGGTGCAGGAGCGTTAAAACAAAGTAAAACAGTTGTACATTATACTTTAGAGTTAAATGAAAATTATGTCGGTTTAAGATATGATTCTATTTTTACTGGTGTAACAACATCTAATATAAAATACTATAAAGATGATGTTAAATCTAAAATATCAAAATTACCAGGTAAGTTATTAATTAAATACTTTCCAACAAAAGCTGCTGGTGTACAAACAATAGGATCACATTTAAAACAAATTGAGTTGAGTGGTGTGAAACCTGATGTTGTTTTAGTTGATTACGCAGATATATTGATGCCTACAGGAAACTTTAGAGAAAAGAGACATGCTATTGGTAATATCTATGAAGATTTGAGAGGATTAGCCGGTGAACTAGAGATTCCCATATGGACTGCTTCTCAAGCTAATCGTTCAGCGTTAGAAGAAGATGTGATTGGTGCTGATAAAGTAGCTGAAGATTATAGTAAAGTTATGACTTCAGATTTCGTAATGAGTATGAGTAGAAAAGTAGAAGATAAGATTGCTAATACAGGTAGGTTTCATATTATAAAAAATAGATTTGGTATAGATGGTGTTACATACCCATCAACTATAAATACTAACATAGGTGTAATTAAGATACACGAAGGTAGTAGTAAGTTCGGTAAGGAGACTCAAAGTAAGATGGATAATAGTCAAGAGTTTCTAAGAAAAGAGTTGGCAAATAAATATAAGGATATGGAAAAAAAGGTTGAAGGATTCGAGTAAATGATGTATATATATTATATTTATGTTTGTTGTAGGTTAAGTAATATCAAGACGGAGTGTTATTAAATGGAAAAATTTCAGTTATCAGAAAATTTTATAAGTAAATATAAAAGAAAAAGACCACCATTCGGTTTTAATGGGTTAGGTGAATTGGTTTATATGAGAACATATTCTCGAATCAAAGAAAACGGAAAAAATGAGAGATGGTGGGAAACCGTCCAAAGAGTTGTAGAGGGAACTTATACCATGCAGATGAAGTGGATTAATCAATATCAACTTGGATGGAACCCTTGGCAAGCTCAACGTTCAGCTCAAGAGATGTATGATAGAATGTTTAATATGAAGTTCTTACCACCTGGTCGTGGATTATGGGCAATGGGTACTCCAATAACTGAAGAAAAGAAGTTATATGCTGCACTTAACAATTGTGCATTCGTATCTACTTCCACACTTAAAGAAGATTACTCAAAACCATTCTGTTTCTTAATGGATGCCAGTATGTTAGGTGTAGGAGTTGGTTTTGATACAAAAGGTGCAGGTGAAATAGTAGTTAAGGGTGTAGATGAAAGTAGAGATGACCAAACTTTTGAAATACCAGACACTCGTGAGGGTTGGGTAGAATCACTTAAACTATTATTAGAGAGTTATTTTCATGGACAGGCACCAATTGAGTTTGACTATACAAAGATTAGACCAGCAGGAGTTCCAATTAAGGGATTTGGTGGAGTGAGTTCAGGTCCTGAACCATTAGAAGAAGTACACGAAGAAATTAGAAAAGTATTAGAGAAAAATAGTGGAGAACCAATAACTGTAACAACGATTGTTGATATTATGAATCTTATAGGAAAATGTGTAGTAGCAGGTAACGTAAGACGAACAGCAGAAATTGTATTTGGTGACCCCAATTCAGAAGAATATTTAGATTTAAAAAATTATAAAGTAAATAAACATAGAGAACAATATGGTTGGACATCAAATAATTCAATCTTTGCAGAATTAGGTATGGATTATACTGATGTGTGTAAAAGAATTGTAGACAACGGTGAACCTGGATTTGCGTGGTTAGAAAATATGAGATACTACTCTCGTATGAAAAACGGTGGTGATGATAAAGATCATAGAGCAGCTGGTGGAAATCCTTGTCTTGAACAAACACTTGAATCATATGAGTTGTGTTGTTTAGTAGAGACATTTCCAAACAATCACGATTCATTTGAGGATTATGCTCGTACATTAAAATATGCTTACTTGTACGCCAAAACAGTAACATTAGGTAAAACACATTGGCCTGATACTAATAGAGTAATGTTAAGAAATAGAAGAATTGGGTGTAGTGTTAGTGGAGTTGCACAGTTCATTACTAATCACGGTTTAGGAGAATTAAAAGATTGGTTAGAAAACGGATATGATGTTATTCAAGATTGGGATAAACAATATTCAGATTGGTTCGCTATACCTAAATCAATTAAAACTACTTCAGTTAAACCGAGTGGAACAGTTTCATTATTAGTAGGGGCAACTCCAGGAATGCATTATCCTGAGTCAAGATTTTATATACGTAGAATGAGATTATCCAAACATTCAGAATTAATAGGACCGTTAAAGAAAGCAGGTTATAAATTAGAACCAGCCTTCGGTTCAGAAGATTCTACAATGGTTGTAGAAGTACCGGTAGATGTAGGTGAGGGTATAAGAACTGCGGCTGAACTTTCGATTTGGGAACAATTCAGTTTAGCCGCGTTCTTACAACGACATTGGGCAGATAACCAAGTAAGTTGTACAGCTACATTTAATCCAGAAACAGAAGCAGATGAATTATCACACGTTTTAAATTATTTTCAATATAAATTAAAGGGTATATCATTATTACCGAGACATGACTATGGTGCTTACAAACAAATGCCTTATGAAGCTATTACAGAAAAAGAATATAATAAACAAGTTAAAAAACTTGGACATTTAAGTTTCGTAGGAGTTGAAGGTGAAGAGGCTGAAGTAGATAAGTTCTGCAACAACGAAAGTTGTGAAATTCCTGGAGAATTAATAAAAAGTGCTTGACTTGTATTGCTTTTTATTCGTATATTCATATATGACAGATAGGGATTTCCTAATCTAAATGTATCAAAACATCTATTACGATAGAAGAATAAATAAAATGCATATTTGGGATGATAAGTTTGGTCATCAAACTTTTCGTTACAAAAAGTATGCCTATGTAAAAAATAGAGTTGGTAATTATGTTTCTTTGTACGGTGATAAATTAAAAAGAGTCTCTGATTGGGATAAAGATCAACCAGATTTATTTGAATCTGATGTTAATCCTGAGATAAGAGTATTAGTAGATAATTATACAGGTTCAGATGAAGCTTCTATCGGACATAAAGTGATGATATTTGATATTGAGGTAGAAGTTACAGATGGATTTCCGAATATTGAAAAAGCTGAAAATAAAATAACTTCAATAGCTTTTAATGATCCTATATTAGAAAAATATTTTTGTTATACATTAGACCCATCTAATAAATTGGAACCTAGTAATAGTGGTGATATTATAGAATCATTTAAAGATGAATACGATTTATTAAATGCATTTTTTAAAAAGTATATGGAAATTCAACCTACTATTTTAACTGGTTGGAATGTAGAATTTTTTGATGTTCCTTATTTGTATAATAGAGCTTGTCAAATTGTAGGACAGAATGTTGCTAATTTATTATCACCTATTAATATTGTTCAATGGAGTGATTTTCAGAATAGATATAAAATAGCAGGTGTAAGTATTTTAGATTATTTAGCTTTATATAAAAAGTATACATTTAGTCAACGACCTTCTTATAGATTGGATGCTATTGGTGAATATGAAGTAGGTGAAAAGAAAGTTGCTTATGAAGGTACACTTAATGATTTATATGAAAATGATTTAAATAAGTTTGTAGAATATAACTTACAAGACGTAAAATTAGTTAAAAAGATAGATGATAAATTAGATTTTATTGAAATAGCGAGAGGTTTGGCTCATTTAGGTCATGTTCCATATGAAGATGTATTTATGAGTTCTCGTTATTTGGAAGGTTCTATTTTAGTTTATTTAAGAAAAAATAATATTATAGCTCCTAATAAACCCAAGAGAGATAAGAGTATTAAAATAGAAAAGTTTGCAGGTGCATATGTACAAGAACCACAATCAGGTAAACACGATTGGGTGTATGATTTAGATATTACATCAATGTATCCGTCTTGTATTATGTCGTTAAACATTTCACCTGAAACTAAACTTGGTAAGATAGAAGGTTGGAATCCTGAAGAGTTTTTGAAAAAAGATAACAAAAAAACATATTCACTTACTCAAGATGGAAATGTATTGAATAGATATACAGAAACAGAATTAAAACGTATGATGGATAATGAACAAATAGGAATTGCTACAAATGGTGTAATGTACCGTTCAGATAAAGACGGACTATTACCAGCGTTATTAAGAAAATGGTTTGATGAAAGAGTTGAATACAGAAAGTTATCAAGAAAGTTTCACGAAGAAGGTGATAAAGAAAAATCTGAATATTTTGATAGAAGACAATACCTTCAAAAAGTTGTTTTAAATAGTTTATATGGTGTACTTGGACTTCCAGCATTTAGATTTTATGATTTAGATAATGCAGAAGCTGTAACGTCTACTGGTCAATCTTTAATTAAGTTTACAAGAAAGATAGGTAATGTATTTTACAATAAAGAGTTAGAAGACACAAAAGACCATTGTATTTACATTGATACTGATTCAGTTTTTTATTCAGCGTTACCATTAGTTAAAAAAAGATTTCCTGATTTAGATGTTAAGAGTGAAGATAAAATGTCAAAAGCTATTTTAGAGATAGCAAGTGAAGTACAAGTATATTTAAATAAAGGTTATGATTATTTTGCTAAGAAGTTTTGTAATTTAGATAAACATAGATTTGATATTAAACAAGAAGTTATAGCTAAGAGTGGATTGTTTGTTACGAAGAAACGATATGGACTTAAAATTATTAATGACAACGGTAAAAAAGTCAATAAAATGATGATTAAAGGTTTAGATACAGTTCGTTCAAGTTTTCCTGTAGCCATGAGAGAAATGTTAAGTAAAGTATTAGAAGATATATTAATGGATGTTCCTAAAGAAAAGTTAGATGAGTTTATTATTAATTTTAAAGATAGTATGAAACTTATGGATTTTAATAAAATAGCTATTCCAATTAGTGTAAAAGGGTTAAAAAAATATAAAAATGTTGATGGGGACATATTTAAATCACATAAATTAGGAACACCAGTACACGTAAAGAGTGCTCTATACTATAATGATTTTTTAAAGTATAATAAAATATCAAGACAATATTCTGGAATATCTAATGGTGATAAGATTAAATGGATATATTTAAAACAAAACCCTTTAGGATTAAATACTATAGCGTATAAAGGTTATGAAGACCCTATAGAAGTATTAGATTTTATTAGACAATATATAAATCCTGAGAAATTATATAAACAAGCTTTACATAAAAAGATAATGATGTTATATGAAGCTCTTGGTTGGGATGAACCAACAGACGCTTCTAAAACAATAGAAAGATTTTTTTGATTTTAAGAAAACAAACTAATATATATGTATATATAGTTACAATTAATAGGAGAAGTTATGAATAAACAAAGATTAGTACGCTTTATCAATAAATATTATTTGAATGGTATAGCTGACTCAGTAGTATTAAGAAGTGAGTCAAATGAACAAAAGTTAGGTACAAGATTCGTATCAAGTGACAAAACATTATTAGGTACAATTATAATGGATAAATGGAATTTTGAAGACGCGAATATAGGTATTTATACTACTGAACAGTTATTAAAGTTACTATCTGTATTAGATGAAGACATTGATGTTTCAGTAACAAAAGCGGGTGATAAAACGATTTCAATGAAAATATCAGATTCAGCGTCATCAGTTAATTATATGTTAAGTGATCCTTCAATTATAAATGAACCTCCACAACTACAAACTATTCCTAATTTTGAACTTAGTATAAACATGACACCTTCAGTTATCAATAAGTTTATATCTGGTAAGTCTGCGTTACAAGATACATCTACTTTTACTGTTATCACTAATGAATCATCTACAAAGTTAGTTATAGGATATTCTTCAGTAAATACTAATAGAGTTACGATACCAGTAGTTACTTCAGAGTTTAGTTCAATTGATAATGTTTCTTTTAATGCAGACTACTTTAGTAATATATTAGTTGCTAATAAAGAATGTGAAAGTGCATACTTACAAGTTAGTAGTGAAGGATTAGCTAAAATTAGTTTTAAAATAGATCATTACACCGCTACATATTGGTTAGTAGCTACAACTGAAGCAGATTAATGTCTAATTATTTATGGGTAGAAAAGTATCGACCTTCCAGTCTTGACAATTACATTGGAAATGAACATCTAAAAAGTAAAGTCAAGGTTTATTTGGAGAGTGGCGACTTACCACATCTTTTGTTCTTCGGGAAGGCTGGTACAGGTAAGACCACTCTCGCCAAATTACTCGTTAATAATATAGAATGCGATTATCTTTATATCAATGCATCTGATGAAAATAGTGTAGACACAGTTCGTAATAAAGTTAGACAATTTGCTTCAACTGTCGGTTTTAAAGACTTAAAGATTATTATATTAGATGAGTGTGATTACATTACACCAAATGCTCAAGCTGCACTAAGAAACCTAATGGAAACATTTAGTAAACATTGTAGGTTTATCTTAACTTGTAATTATGTAGAGAGAATTATTGATCCGATTCAAAGTAGATGCCAATCATTTCAGATTATACCACCATCTAAGAGTGAAGTTGCAAAACATTTACATGATATTTTAATAGAAGAAAATGTTATGGATTCTATGGAAGATATAAAAGTTTTAGTAGATAGTAGTTATCCGGATATTCGTAGAGTTATCAATTCAGCTCAAAGAAACGTTGTTAATGGTAAACTTAAATTAGATACTTCAAGTATTATACAGAATGATTATAAATTAAAATTATTAAAGATTTTAGAAACACAAAATAAGAAAAACGCATTTAAAGATATAAGACAGTTATTGGTAGACAACAAAATTACAGATTTTGCTGATTTATTTCGGTTGTTATACGATGAAGTAGATAATTATGGTAAAGGTCATGTTGCAGAATGTATTTTGATTATTGCAAGATATGAATTGTCAGATAGTCAAGTAGTTGATAAAGAAATCAATGCTATGGCTATGATTATAGAACTATTAGGGGTTATAAAATAAGGAGTTAAAATGTATTTTGAAGCAACAGTTGTATTCATTGAAGAAATTCAAACTAAAAACGGAGTAAAAGAAAAGAAAGTTCGTAGAGTCTATTTAGTAGAATGTGATTCAGTAAGTGTCGCGGAAACAAAGGTAAATGAATGGTTAAAAGATTCACCTTTTGTTTTTGAAACTATAATCGCAAAACAATCAAAAATAGTAGATGTGGTAGAATAATGATAGAAAAATATTGGGGTGAAAAGAAATCATCAACACCAAAAAGTACGTCACCGAATGGTGGCAAACCAGAAAAACATATATCAGTTCATGAAAATAAGATTTATTATTATGCTGGTGTAAATAGAGATAGTGTATCTGAACTTAATAAAAAACTAGGAGAGTTAGAGTCTAGGAGTTTAACATTATCAAATAATTTAGATATAGAACCACCTACACTTAAATTGTTTATAAATTCAGGTGGTGGTTCAGTTGTAAGTGGTATATCATCTATGGATACAATACTAAGAACAAAAGTTCCAGTTCATACCTATGTAGATGGATTTTGTGCAAGTGCGGCTACTTTTCTTTCAGTAGTAGGTGAGAAACGATTTATGAGCAGAAATTCTTATATGCTGATTCATCAATTATCCACAAATTTTTGGGGTAAATATTCTGAATTTGAAGATGAGAAACAGAATCTTGATTTAATGATGACTACAATTAAAAACGTTTATAGAGAATATACTCAAGTTCCAATGAAGAAACTTGATGAGATATTAAAACATGATTTGATGTGGGATGCAAATCTATGTTTGAAATATGGATTAATAGATAAAATTATTTAAACAATACAAACAACAGGAGAAATAAAATGACATTAACTAAAGAACTACACGCAAAAATCAAAGAACTCTTTGAGGAATTTGATAAGAATCATGAAGTACATGCTGAAAAAGGTAACAAAGCAGCTGGTGGTAGAGCAAGAAAAGCTATCGGTGAGATTAAAAAATTAGTTACTGAATATCGTAAAGCGTCAGTAGCTGAATCGAAGTAATAAGGAGACAAAATGAGTACAAAACCCATGAAACCATTACCGAATCCTCAATCTGCACAAGTACAAGTTGATTTAAGAGAGGCAGAAACAATTAAATGTAGTGATTGTAATAACTATTTATATATAACTTCATTTATTTTAAAAAAACTGTCAGCTATTGTATCACCTACTGGTCAAGAAACACTTATTCCTGTACAAGTTTATAGTTGTGGGAATTGTGGTAAAGTTGCAGAAGGTATGTTAGAAGGCAGTGGATTAAATGTCAAAGAAAAAAGCTAGTAAAAGTGATAAACCGAAAAAAGAAAAACCTATGTTTCATAAAGAATCTTCAGCCGGTAAAGGTGATTTACCGAGAAGAGGTATTAGTATAGATGAATGGGATAAGAAATGGGAAAAAATCTTCGGTAAAAAGAAAAAGTTTATTCGATCACATAAGACAGATAACAGCGGTTCAAAGCCCTAGTTATTGGGAAGATATATCAGACGAAGATAAGAAGTCTTGGTCTAATTATATGACTCATAGATTTTTGTCTATGAAGATGGAGTGGGTTGATTTAGTAAACGAATTACAAAAATATAATTTGCAACCAAAAGAATTATATAAATTATATACCAATGTATTACCAAAGGGTAAACAATGGTTAAAATATGTTAAAGGGAGAAATCAAATGGCTTATCCAAATTGGTTAATTAATATCGTAGCTAATCACGAAGAGGTTAGTAAAAAAGAAGCATATGATATGATTGAAATGTATATGCTCACAGAAGGTGGTATGTTAGAACTAAGTGAAACTTGTAGAAAATGGGGAGTTGAAGATAAGAAGATAGAAGAAGCTGGTTTAAACGTTCTAGGTACTGTTGGTGGATATACAGCAGGAAATACAGAATGAAGGTTATAAAAGATACTAAGAATATGTCCAAAGTAGCTAAGGTTGAATCAGTTATAGAACAAATGGAACTTGAATGGCCAGAGATGACTAAAGAGTTCAAAAGATTACAAAAAGAACAATATGAGTTGTTTTTACACAAACAACACGATTACGGTCCAGGTAACATAAGTGTTGGAACACAATTACAAACAGAAGATGAAATACATTTATCACTTACAGGTTTGTGGTTCAGAATGAACGATAAGATACAACGGTTAAAGAATTTATTGATGAGCGGCCGCGAGAATGCAGTAGAAGGTGAACCAATGGAAGACGCGTTTCTTGATGTATCTAACTATGGTATTATGGCAACTATTGTAAAGAACGGTAAATGGGGTAAATAATGAACCAGAAGTTTGGAGATTTGTTTGCTAAGTTCTTATTTATATTTTTTATATGGACAATTATAGCATTCTTTTTTGATATAGGTTATTAAAGATATGAAACGAATAAGTTATAGTCAATATAATCAATGGGTTACTTGTCCACATAAGTGGAAATTAAATTACATTGATGATTTAGGTAAATATACTGATAGTATTCATACTTTGTTTGGTACAAGTATGCACGAAGTATTACAGACATATCTTACAGTAATGTATAATGATACTATTAAAATGGCAGACGCCCTTCCATTAGATGAAATGTTATTACATAGAATGAAAACAAATTACACTCAAATTATGGAAAGAAATGGTGGTGAAGTTTTTTGTGAACAAGAAGATATGGAAGAGTTTTATGTACATGGATTGACTATTTTAGAATGGTTTAAAAAGAAACGAAATATGTATTTCAGTAAAAAGAATTACGAATTAGTTGGTATTGAAGTTCCTATTGAATATGAATTACCGAATAAGATTAAATTTATTGGTTATATGGATGTAGTATTACATGACACGTTTAGAGATAGATATAAAATCATAGATATTAAAACTTCTACAATGGGTTGGAATAAATGGGCTAAAGCTGACAAGAATAAAACAGACCAGTTGTTATTATATAAACAATTTTATGGTAAACAACATGATATACCTTTAGATAAAATAGATGTAGAATATTTTATAGTTAAAAGAAAATTATATGAAAAGGTAGAGTTTCCTCAAAGAAGAGTACAAACATTTACACCAGCAAATGGAACTCCAAGTATTAATAAAGTAATGAATAATTTGAACAAGTTTATTAATGAATCATTTATCGATGGAGAATATAATCTTGAACATACTTATATTAAACAACCATCTAAAAAGAATTGTAGGTTTTGTGAATTCAATCAAACTGAACATTGTGACGTAGGAGTTAAATAATGATGTCTAGAGTGAGTTTAAGACTAAAACTATCAGATTTTATTAATAGTGATATAGAGAAAGCTGTTATGGATAAAGTAAATGATATTCATAATGATTTAAATATTACAGTATTACTATATCTGTGGTTTGATGAAGATGAGATAAATAGTACAAATTTAAAAAAGTTTTTAATGTCTTGGGAAGATAAGTTATCATTTAGAACAATTGTGAAACAAGGATGTAAACTATCAGCTGATCAGTTTGTGTGGTTTGATATAATACCTACTAATGTAGCAAGTAATTTACGTAATAGATTTCAATATAGTTATAGTGAGTCAAATAAAATATTAGATGGGTTAGACGAATTTTATAATATTACAAAATTTACAATATCAGATAAACCTACTAAAAGACAAAAGAGAAATGACTACGAAGATTAAAATTGGTATAGTTGGTAGTAGAAATTATACTGATAAAAAGAAAGTAAAAGATTTACTTTTTGAAATAAAAGAAAAGTATGGTAATGAGGTAGAAATAGTTAGTGGTGGACAAAAAGAAGGAGCGGATGGATACGCGAAGAAGTTTGCATTAGAATTTGATATGAAATATGTAGAATTTCCACCTACACATTATAATTGGAATATGCATTGTAAGTTACCAGCTACAAAATATAATAAACCGTATTATGTTACAAATTATTTTAAAAGAAATAAACAAATTGCAGAATATAGTGATATAATTGTAGCGTTTATACCGAAAGGTGTTAACTCAAGAGGAACTATGAATACAATTCATCATGCTGAAAAATTAAAAAAAATGATTAAAATATTAGATTAATATATATTTATATATATGTATATATTAGAGGTTTTTTATGGATTATAAATTAACATCAGTTAAGATACTGAAAGAGTTATATAAAAATTTTAAAATAAAAACATTAGATGACGAATTTACATTACAAAAATTAGTAAATCGCTCAATGGATTTATACGTCTTGGATACTAAATTTAAGAGTAGAATTCAAAAATATGATAAGTTAATATCAAGTGGGAGTAGATTATGAAGTCTAATGGTATAGGTAGTAGAACACAAAATAAAATATTTGAAGAAATTTATGAAGTTTTAATACAGATTGAAAGAAGAATATCTACTATAGAAGAGAGTATTAAAAAAGAAGATACAAAAAAACAACTATTAAATGATTAAGAGGTTATATGTCTAAAAAGAAAATTCTATTGATGTCAGATGATTTGAGAATGACTTCTGGTGTCGGTACAATGTCAAAAGAGTTTGTTCTTGGAACATTACATAAATATGATTGGGTACAAGTCGGTGGTGCAATAACACATCCAGAAGAAGGTAAAGTAGTTAATATGGATGAAGATGTTAGAAAGATGACAGGTGTTGAAGATGCCAAGTTAACAATTTATCCTATAAGTGGATATGGAAGTCAAGAGTTATTAAGAGAGTTAATTTCACGAGAAAATCCAGATGCTATTATGCATTATACAGACCCAAGATTTTGGAGATGGTTATATGATATGGAACATGAAATTCGGCAGGAGATGCCGATTTTTTATTATAATATATGGGATGATTGGCCAGCTCCAAAATATAATGAGTTCTTTTATGAATCTTGTGATTTAATTATGAATATATCTAAACAGACAGTTGCTATTGTAAATGATGTTTGGAAGAAGAATCCACCTGAAGATTGGCAAGTTACTTATATTCCACATGGTATAAATGAAAAATATTTTTATCCTATTAGTATTTTCGATGAAGAATATAAACAAGTAGAGTCTATGAAAAAACAACTAACAAAGGATAGTGAAATAAAATTCGTTGTTTTTTATAATAATAGAAATATTAGACGTAAAAGTCCAGGTGACGTTGTATTAGCGTTTAAAACATTTTGTGATATGTTACCGAAAGAAGAAGCGGATAAGTGTTGTTTGTTAATGCATACTCAACCACGTGATGAAAATGGTACAGATTTACCAGCTGTAGCCTCTACTATTTGTCCAGAATATAATGTATACTTTAGTGATAAAAAATTAGAACCGAATCAATTAAATTACTTATATAGTATAGCTGATGTTACAATTAATATAGCTTCAAATGAAGGATTTGGATTAGGAACTTGTGAATCATTGATGGCAGGAACACCAATCATTGTAAATGTTACAGGTGGATTACAAGATCAATGTGGTTTTAAATATAAAGATAAGTTATTAACATATAAAGATTATGATTGGGTAAAATCTTTACATGATGATAGAAAATGGGCAAATAATCCCGACTTGACTTGGGGTGAATGGGTAAAACCAATTTGGCCATCAAATAGGTCTATGGTTGGTTCAATTCCAACACCATATATTTTCGATGATAGATGTAGATTTGATGACGCAGCAGATGCGATGAAGTATTGGTATGATATGGATCTAGAAAAAAGACAGAAATGTGGTAATAAAGGACATGAGTTTGTAAAGAGTGATGAAGCTATGATGTCTGCTACAGCTATGTCTCAAAATTTTATAGATCATATGGATACCGCTTTTGAGAAGTGGAAACCAAGAAAACGTTATAGTATTTTTAAAACACAGGAGTTATAATGAATGATAAACCGATTTGTTTAGTTACAGCACCCGTAGCAACACGTAGTGGATATGGAGCTCATAGTAGAGATATTTGTAGGGCTTTAATAAAATTAGATAAATATGAAGTTAAGATTTTATCTGTTCGTTGGGGTAATTGTCCAATGAATGCTTTACACGAAGATGATCCTAATGATAAGATGATTATAGAAAGATTATTAGATGGACCAAATTTACCACAACAACCAGAATTACATATTCATATTGTTATACCAAATGAGTTTCAAACATTCGGTAAGTATAATATTGGTATTACTGCTGGTTTAGAAATGACAGTTTGTCCAGCACAATGGATTGAAGGTATGAATAGAATGAATATGAACATTGTACCGTCAAATTTTGTGAAAGAAATAATGTCAAGATGTACGTTTGAAGTACAAGATGAGGCTACAAACGAAGTAAAAGGTGTGTTAAAGAATGAACAACCGATAGAAGTTTTATTTGAAGGTACAGATACAAATATTTATAAAAAAACAAAAGATTTTTCAAAAGAATTTATAGATGAAATGAAAACTGTTGATGATACTTTCAATTTTTTATATGTTGGACACTGGTTACAAGGAGATATAGGTCACGATAGAAAAGATACTGGAATGTTATTAAAAGTATTTCTTGAAACATTCAAGAACATGAAAAATAAACCCGGATTGATAATGAAAACGGGTGGAGCTGGATTTTCAGTATTAGATAGAGAAGAAATATTAAATAAAATAAACGCGATTAAAGAAACAGTTGGAGGTAAATTACCTAATATATACTTTTTACATGGTGATTTTACTGATGAAGAAATGAATGAATTATATAATCATCCTAAAGTAAAAGCTCATATTAGTTTAACACACGGTGAGGGTTTTGGTAGACCGTTACTTGAAGCTACAATATCTCAAAAACCAGTAATTGCTCCAAATTGGAGTGGACATTTAGATTTTTTACCTAAAAATTTAGCGGTATTATTAGGTGGTAGCTTACAAAATGTACAACGAGGTTCAGTTCCAGATAATATGTATATTGAAGGGTCACAATGGTTTACTGTTAATTATCAAGAGACCTCTACAGTTATGAAAGATGTGTACAAAAACTATAGAAAATATACACTTAATGCAAAAAAACTAGGTATTGGAAATAGATCAAAATTTTCATTAGATAGTATGACAAGAAAGTTAGGTAAAATACTTGACAAATATGTACCAGAGTTTCCAAAAGAAGTAAAGTTAGAATTACCTAAACTAAAGAAAGTAAGTTCATCTGAACAACCTAAAATTAAATTACCTAAACTAAAGAAAGTATAATATGGAAAGAGTAATAGTTTGTCCGAAATGTTTTGATACAGATCGATGTTTTGAAGAAATACAAGAAACATATAGTTCTTACTTATGCTTTAATTGTGGTTATATGAGTGATTCACGTTATAAAGTTAATGATTTGAATCTTATTGAAAAACTAAAAAATTCACCAAAGCTAGTACAAGATACAAAACTTGAAGATAAAGAGAGAGGTATAGTTTGGTTCTTATCAGTAATTAATATGGGAGAATTAGGAATGATATTTCCGGAAGGTATACCAGACGAATATGTTTGGAAATATGCAAAAGTTGTTGAAATACCTGAAGAAGAACGTGCAAATTATAATAATTATGATAGAAGACTTGATGTTGAAAACGCTAAATCATTTAGTCAGTATAATTTTTTAGGAGCGTGTGAAGAGTTAGGAATAACAAAGGATTTAAAGTAAAATGCCTAAACAAGTATATACTTGGGGAAAAGTAACTGCTGGAGATATTATATCATTTAGATATAAAGGAAAAAAAACAACTGGTACATTGACTACTTTACTTGTATTAAATCCAAAAATACCATATGATAGAAAAGATGGTACTAAAACATTTCATTTAGTCGGTTTGAAATTAGAAGAACAAGGTACTATACCGTTAGTTAGAAATAAACCACTACTTGTACAGTTGTTATCTTCAATCGGTGAGATACAAGTAGTTGATGGTGAAAGTGGTATTTTTAGAGTAGAAATGAAGAGTGTAGGTCCACGTGGAGTTACAAAACGTGTATATAAAACTATAAAAAGAAAATTAAAACAATTCGCCATTTACAGAACTTATGATTATAAAGAGGCTAGAAAATCACAAGTATTTTTAGAACCAATAACTTTACCTAAACTTTTAGTAGAGGCATTAATTGAAAATTAGTTATGCAATAACAGTATGTAACGAAGAAGTAGAAATACAACGATTAGTTACATTTTTATTAAAACATAAAGAATTACAAGATGAAATAGTAATTACTTATGATTCTAAGAATGGTATTAAAGATATAGAAGAATACTTGAAAAGTAACATTGGATTTAGTTGGCATCCATATGAATTTGATGGTAATTTTTCTGATTTAAAGAATCATACAAAATCAATGTGTAGTGGAGATTATATATTTCATTTAGACGCGGATGAAATACCTCATGAATTTTTGATGGAACAAGTACATACAGTTATAGAAATGAATGATGTAGATTTAATATGGACACCAAGAGTGAATACAGTTGAAGGACTTACTGATGAATGGGCGAATAAATGGGGATGGAGAATATCAGAAAAAGGTTGGGTTAATTATCCAGATTATCAAGCTAGAATTTTTAAGAATCATCCAGATATTAAATGGGTTAAACCAGTACACGAAGTAATTTCAGGACATAAAAGTTTTGCACATTTACCACCACACGAAGAACTGTCGTTATATCACCCTAAAACTATAGATAAACAAATAAAACAAAATCAATTATATTCTACTATATGATAAAAGTAAAAATACTTAATCCTATAGAAGATAGAAATGAACCAACTTTTCGTCCTTTGTTTTTTATAAAGGATATGTTAAGAGATTATAGTATTGATATAACTGAGTCGGATGATTTTGATTTTATGTTTATAGGTATGAACGAGTTTATAGATAAAGATGTTTCGTTAGATGAAAGTGTAGACCGTGGACTTGAAAATTTATCTAAAATAACTGGTGATTATTTTTTATTTGATGGATCTGATTCAACATCTCTTATGGGTGCGTACGAAGTTTTAAATGAAAGTAAAGCAATTTATTTATTTAAAAATCAACTATTGAATAGAGAAGAATACAAGAAATCAACAACTTTAAATAAGTGGTTTTTTGGAACTGGTAGTGATTTAGATTTATCATATAATATTTCAGATGAAAATTGGAATAGAATAAAATTAAGTGGATGGAATTTAGGTTATATGTTACCTCAGTATAGAAATTTTCAACAGGTTTCAAGTTATAAGAATTTAGACGTTTGTGCAATTTATAAAGCAGAACTTCCATATAATGAAGAACACAAATTGAGAAATGATTTATATTATACGAACCATAGAAAAAGTGCGTGGGATGTTTTAGATAGTAAATTTTCTTCAAAAAAAGATAAATTACCTTATCAAGAATATATTAATACATTATATAATTCAAAAATAGCACTTTCACCATATGGGATGGGAGAAATCTGTTTTAGAGATTTTGAATGTATGCAGTTTGGAACAATTATAGTTAAACCAGATGTGAGTAGATTAGACACAATTCCAAATATTTATGAAGATGATGAAACTTATGTTGCAGTAAATTATGATTGGTCTAATCTTAATGAAAAAGTTGATTATATATTATCAGATTTTAATAATTTAAATCAAAAAATAAATACTAATATTAGAAAAGAGTTTTTAGAAAAATATACTTATGAAAACTTGTGTATGCATTGGTATGAAATTTTTAGTAACTTAGATAAAATTAATAAGTATGAATAAAAACATATTTTCAGAAGAAGTAAAAGTATTTACACCAGAAGCTTTTGAAGATTACAGAGGTGAACTTTGGACTACTTGGAAAAAAGATGAGTTTCCAATAGATTTAGAATTTAATCATGATAAGATTTCTACTTCACGTAAAAATGTTATTAGAGGTATACACGGAGATAATAAATCTTGGAAACTAGTTACTTGTTTATATGGCGAGTTATATTTTGTAGTTGTAGATAATAGAAAAGATTCATATACATATTTGAAATGGGACCATATTATACTGAGTGATAAAAATAAAAAGATGGTATTAATACCACCTGGATTTGGAAATTCTTTTTGTGTTTTGAGTAACTATTCAATATTTATGTATAAATGGAGTTATAGAGGAAAGTATCCTGATGTTAAGGATCAATTTTCATTAAAATGGAATGATAAAAGAATTGGTATTAACTGGCCAATATCTAATCCTATACTTTCAGATAGAGATAAAAATTCAAAGGAGTTATAATGCCAGCAGACAGTAAAACAAAAACAACAATATTAAAATTAAGACGACATAAAAGAACAAAAGAAAAAACTTGTATGGTAACTGCATATGATTACCCACAGGCATTAATTGCAGATAAGGCCGGAGTTGATGTTGTTCTAGTAGGAGATTCTTGTGGTATGACAACACATGGATACAAGACAACAATTCCTGTAACGATGGATGAAATGGTAAACCATTGTGAAGCGGTATCACGAGGAGCAAATGATGCATTTCTTGTAGGTGATATGCCATATATGTCTTATCAACCATCAGACCAAATAGCAGTAGAAAATGCTGGAAGATTTATTAAAGCGGGAATGGATTGTGCAAAAGTAGAAGGTGCTATGATAGATAGAGTTAAAGCTATTGTAGATTCTGGTATTATGGTTATGAGTCATTTAGGACTAACACCACATACTCGTGCAAAACTTGGTGGATATAGAGTACAAGGTAAAACAGCAAAGAGTGCAGAAATTGTACTTGACCAAGCATTAAGATTACAAGATGTTGGTTGTTCTTTTCTATTGTTAGAAGCGATGCCAACAGAACCAGCTGGTATGATAGCAGAGAAACTTGATATACCAGTTTATGGTATTGGAGCGGGAGATAGAGTTGATGGACAACTTGTGATTCTTCACGATTTAGTTGGTTTATTTTGGGAATTTAAATCAAAATTTGTTAAAAGATATTGTGAAGCGGGTCAGATGATACAATCAGCACTTGAAGAGTATAAGTCTGAAGTAAAAGGTGGTCAGTTTCCAGCACCAGAAAACTTTTATGAGATTAAAGAAGAAGAACTTGAAAAATTACTTGGTGATTCTTCTTGGAAATATGAAACAGATAGAGTTGAGAATTTAGCTAAACCAAAACATAGTGTAACACCTAGAACAACAAAGAGGGACTAATGAAGGTAGCAGATTATATAATAAATCATTTAGCAGATTATGGAATTGAAGATGTATTTCTTGTTTATGGAGCCGCGAATGGAGATTTAGTAGATGCTTTTACACGAAATGATAAAATAAGATATGTCGCTGTTATGCATGAACAAGGTGGTGGTTTTGCTGCTGAGGGACATGCTAAGATATCAGGTAAAATTGGAGTTGCTATGGCAACGAGTGGACCAGGTGGTATGAATTTTGTAACTTCTATTGGTAATTGTTTTTATGATTCAGTACCTTGTTTGTTTATAACAGGTCAAATTAATTCTAAGTTTATGAGACCTGATGAAAGTATTAGACAAATTGGATTTCAAGAAACGGATATTATTAGTATTGTAAAACCAATGACTAAGTATGCTAAAACTATCATGAACCCATTAGATGTTAAGTATGAATTAGAAAAAGCTATTCATATGGCAACAGAAGGAAGACCGGGTCCAGTTTTATTAGATATACCAATAGATGTACAAAAGAGTGATATAGATGAAAACTCAATGATAGGGTATGATGTTGATTTAAAAACTATGTATGATACAGATATGATTACTAAACAAGTTGATAAATATATTGAAGATTTGAAAAATAGTGAAAGACCCTGTTTAATGATAGGTGCTGGTGTTCGGTTGAGTGGTGCAGTTGATGAGTTATTGGAACTTGGTAAGTTATTAAAGATTCCTATGTTTCCAACGTGGAATGCATTAGACATAGTTTGTTCTGATTATGAATATTATGGCGGTAGGATTGGTACGTATGGTGGAGCAGGAAGAAACTTCGGTATACAAAACTCTGATTTATTATTGGCAATAGGAAGTAGAATATCTGGAAGAATAACGGGTGGTAATATACATACTTTTGCTAGAGAAGCTAAAAAGTATATGGTAGATGTTGATAAAGCCGGACTACAGAAAAAATTACAACAAGTACCATTTGATGAATGTGTTTATTCAGATGCAAAGCTGTTTATCAATATATTAAAAGAACGATTAAAACCAGCTTGGAAGAGAGCTGGTAGTGAACATTTACCAAACTTTGATTCGTGGGTAGATAAGGTAATGGATTGGAAAGTAAAATACGATCCTGTAACTGATGATATGTTTAAACCAAGAAAATATCCACACCCATATGCTTTTACTAGAATTTTATCAGAAGAAATGAATGATAATGATATATTCGTTGCTGATTGCGGTGGTAATATTGTAATATCCAATCATGCTTTTGAAACAAAAGTAGGTCAGAGATACTTTACTAACAATGGTAATTCTCCAATGGGATTTTCTTTTGCTGGTGCTATAGGAGCTGCTATTGCTGCTGATGAATCACAAAATGTAGTATGTGTCATTGGTGATGGTGGGTTCAATATGAATATTCAAGAGTTACAAACTATAGTTAATTATCAAATTCCAGTTAAAACTATTATATTGAACAATCACATATATGGTATTACAAAAGCATTCCAAGAAACAAATTTTGAAGGTAGGTCTGAAGCCTGTGGACCAATCGGTTATAATCCACCAAATTTTGTTGACATAATTGAAGCTTATAAAATTCCTACTATGGTAGTAGATGATGGTTCTGATTATGATGAGATTAGAAAACAAATTAGAGCTTTTCTGTCAGTACAGGGTCCTGTTGTTATGGATTTAAATTGTCATGAATATCATACTTACGACCCAAAAATAGTTGGGTGGGAAACACCTATTGAGGATATGTATCCATATTTATCTGAAGAAGAGTTTAATGAAAATATGTATATAAAACCAATAGGTCAAAAAAGAGTTTATCCAAAATTAACAAAGAATGAATTATGGGATAAGTAAGATATTTATATACGATGAATAAAATAAAAATAGGAACAGTTCAAGTAAATAATAGTTTTTCTGGACAAAACTATTTGCCATTATCTCTAGGGTTTTTAGTATCTTACGCCGAATTTCATTGTAAGAATTTTGAAGATTTTGAATTTTTAAACCCAATATATAAAAGAGTTCCAATAAAAGAAGTAGTTGAATTGTATAAAGATTGTGATGTAGTTGCTTTTAGTGTTTATGTGTGGAATAATAATATATCAATGAGAATAGCAAAGGCATTAAAAGAAGTTAATCCAAATATATTAACTTTGGCCGGTGGATGTCATATACCAGAAAGAACTGAATACATAGAAAAATATATGAGTGACCATCCTTACTTAGATATAGCTTCAATTGGAGAAGGTGAAAGAGTATTTACTGATTTCTTAGAAAACTATCCTACCAAGAGTTGGGATAAAGTTGAGTCATTAGTTTATAGAGACGGTGATAAATTAATCACCACACCACAGGCAGAACGAATTAAAGATATGAACGAAATACCATCACCTTTTATTGAGGGTTATTTTGACGGTTTAGTAAAAGATAATCCAGAAGAAAGATGGATTGGATTATGGGAAACTAATCGAGGTTGTCCGTTCGCTTGTACTTTTTGTGATTGGGGTGTTGGATTTAAAAAGAAAGTATCTAAGTATGATTTAGAAGGTAGATTATATGAGGAGATTGATTGGTTTAGTGAAAATAAGATAGAGTTTGTATTTGCTTGTGATGCTAACTTTGGTATGTATAAAGATAGAGATTTACCTATTGTTAAAAAGTTTGCTGAAAATAAGAAAAGATATGGATACCCTGAAGCATTATCAGTACAAAATACTAAAAATTCAAATAAAGTTTCATATCAAGTTCAAAAATTACTATCAGATACAGGTTTAAGTAAAGGTGCTCTAATAGCATTTCAATCACTTGATCCTAAAACATTGAAAGCGATCAAGAGAGCAAATATAAAACTTGATGTATTTTATGACTTACAGGCTAAATTCATGGAAGATGGAATAAAAACATTTTCTGATATCATTTTAGGTTTACCAGAAGAGACTTATGAAAGTTTTACATCTGGAGTTTCTAAATTGATAGGTATGGGACAACACAATAGAATTCAGTTTAATAATTTAAGTATATTACCTAATACAGAAATGGGTGATCCTGAATACTTGGAGCATTACGAGATGAAAGTAGTTGAAAACGATATTATAAATATACATGGAGCTTTAGGAGAATGGTTAGATGACATTTATGAAACACAACAAATGGTAGTGGGAACTAAGTCAATGCCAGGAGAAGATTGGGTTAAAACTCGTGTATTTGGATATGTTGTAGCTTTTTTACATTTTAATAAGTTATTTCAAATACCTATTATATTAGCAAATACTGTTTATGGTATAAGTTATAAAGAAATATTTGATGCGTTTGTTACAGAAGAAAAAAGTAAGACAGGAACGTTTTCTGATTTGATAAGTGATTTTTATAAACACTCACGTAATATGCAAAAAGGTGGACCAGAGTTTGTTAGTTCTAAAAAATGGTTAAATATTTGGTGGCCACCTGACGAGTTAGCATTTATACGAGCAGTTACTGAAGGAAAGTTAGATGATTTTTACGAAGACACGAAAGAAATTTTATATAATGTATTTGATAATCACGGTATTAAAAATTACGATAGAATTATTTCAGAAGCAATATTACTTAATAAAAGTTTAATAAAATTACCGAATCAAACAAAAGATTTAAGTGTTAGATTAAATTGGAATATTTTAGATGTTTATACTGAGACATTGTTAGGAAAAGAATCTGTATTAAAAGAGGGTAAATTTACTTATTTTATTGATAGAACAACTGAAACTTGGGATTCATGGGAAGACTGGTGTGAAAAAGTAGTCTGGTGGTCAAATAAAAAGGGTGCTTATTTATATGATTGTTTAGTTAGTAATGACAAAAAGAAAAAAGAGTTTATAATGCCACAAGTTATAAGAATTGAAAGTGAACCGTTTGGGAATGATGCAAGATATCAATAAAAATGTTTTAGTAACCGGAGCTAATGGAATGGTTGCGTATCAATTGATTAGATTACTTAGAGATAGAAATTGTAATTTAACTTTGACAGACCTCCATGAAAAATCAAAGTTTTTTAGTGATGAAAAATATATTTCAGGTGATTTAAGAAGTCGTAGTTTTACACAATCAATATGTAAAAATCAAGATATAGTTTTTAGTTTAGTAGGACTTAAAGCATCTCCTGAGGAATGTTTAAAGAAACCTGCAAGTCATAGTGTAACTATGAATCAGTTTAATTCAAATATTATAGAATCTGCTTTCAAAAATGATGTTGAGTGGTTTTTGTATACAAGTTCAGTTGGTGTATATTATCCTTCAGAAGTTCTTGTTGAAGATGATGTTTGGAAAACAACACCATCTCATAATGATTGGTATGGTGGTTGGGCTAAAAGAATGGGAGAACTTAACGTTGAAGCTTCTATGATAGAATATAGTAGAAGTAATTGTTCTATAGTAAGACCTGCAAATATTTATGGGAAGTGGGATGTTTTTAGTGAGAAGGCTACAGTTATTGGTTCTTTAATTAGTAAAGCATATCATAGTAATAATGATATATTGGAAGTGTGGGGTGATGGTACACCTATCAGAGATTTTATCTACTCTGAGGATGTTGCACGTGGTATGATTCATATGGTTGAGAACGAAGTCACGCAACCAGTAAATCTTGGTAGTGGTACTGGTGTTACTATTAAGGAAGTTGCAGAGACAATTGCAGAATATTTTGAACAAGAGATAGATTATGATATTACAAAACCGATGGGTGATATGAAAAGATTGATGAGCACTAAAAGAGCAGAGAGTTATGGATTTAAACCTGAGGTTAATTTAAAAGAGGGTATTATAAGAACAATAAAATGGTACGAGGAGAATATAAATGAGTTACAATAATAAAAATGTTTTAGTAACAGGTGCCGCTGGAATATCAGGTCACTCTATGGTAAAAAGATTATTAGATGAGGGTAGTTATGTTAGAGCTACAGTATATACTAAAAGAAAATTAAATTTACCAGAACATAAAAATTTAGAAATAATAAAGACAGATTTAAATTCACATAATAAATGTCTTGATATAACAAAAGATATGGATGTTGTTTTTAATTTTGTTGCATTTATCAGAGGTGCTGCAGGACAAATTGAGAATCAAGTCGATTTAGTTAGAAATAATGTTGTACCAACAATTAATATGTTAGATGCGTGTGTGAAATCAAAAGTAGATAAGGTAGGTTTTATTGGTAGTTCTACTATGTACCCTGATGCAGATTATCCTGTAAAAGAAGATGAAGGTTTTGTTGGAAATCCATCCTCCGCATATTTTGGTGTTGCGTGGATGAAAAGGTATGCAGAAATTGTTTGTAATCATTTTAATAATATTACTGATACTAAATTTTCTATAATCAGAACTACAGCGATGTATGGACCTCACGATAATTTTAATGATAGAGGACACGTTATTCCACAATTGATTATGAAAGCTGATAGTGGGATGGATCCATTTGAAATATGGGGAGACGGTACTCAAGTTAGAGATTTTACTTATGTTGATGATGTAATTGATGCACTACTTTTAGTTACAGAAAAATCTAATGGTAGAGCATATAATGTAGCGACTGGAACACCGACAACTGTTACAGAGTTAGTAGAAACTATAACAGATATTTATGGTTATATACCAGAGTTTAAATACGATTTGACTAAACCAACAATGATATCAAAAAGAGTAGTTGATGTTAGTAAGATATATAAAGAATTAAATTGGAAAGCAAAACATACATTGAGAGAGGGTTTAGAAAAAACAATAGAGTGGTATAAGGGGAGTATTAAATGAAGTTAGCCGTGATGGTTGGTGGTTCTGTAAGTCCAGATTTTAAATCCTTTTATATTAAAGATAAGGAAATATATCTTATTAAAGAAGACACTAAGCATGTAGTTTATAATCCTATTTTTAATTACTGTTACTTTTGGGAAGACGGTTGTTTTTTAAATTTAGCTGAATGGGAAAATGAATTACCTGATTTAGATTTAGATGTTATAGTTTATGCAAATGAACGTGGAGGTTTAAGTGATTCTCTTTGGGATAAATATAGTGTAGAACGTTTAAAAAATAAATATCCAAATGCAAAAGTTATAGGTTTTATAAAAGAGTTAACAGTACCACCACATTATTATAAAAATTGGATTAGATTTTTGAATGAATGCGATTATATAGTTGCTCCAGCAACCGCTAATATGCAAAAGTTACCAATATATACAGAAATACAATCAGAATTAAATAAAAAAATTAACTTTTTTTCTACACCTCATGATATAGAAACTGTTTATGATAAATTTTATTCTAATGTAAAGAATAATACTATTTTTGCATATTTACCAAATCCGATACATAGAAGAGGTAGAACATTAGAATTTGCAGAATACATTGGGAAAAAGTATGACATTTCTGTAATAAAAAAACCTTTTACAAATGGTTCTAATGATGCTGTACATATGAGTTGGGAAGATTTTACTAATCTTTGGTCACCATGTTTATGGCATTTTAATTTAGACCCATCAAATTTACAACAAGGTCAACACGTGGTTGCTGTGGCTAATGTTGGATCAATAAATTTTGGTGGTATGAATGAATCTCATAGTGTTTTATTTCCAGAAACTGCTACTTGTGATGAATCTATACTAGAAGAAAAATTTGTTGAATATTTAGAGAGTCCTGAAAAAAGATTTGAAGTTATTACATATGCTTGGAATAAACTTAATGAACTGTATGGGATTGAAGTAGTTAAAAAACAATTATTGAATATGTTGGAGAACGAATGAAAAAATTAAATTTACCATTGATGTCAGATAATATTGATAGAGAAGATGTAGATTGTCTTATAGATTTTTTAAAACAAGAACCAATACCTAGATTAACTAATGGTCCAAAAGTAATTGAATTTGAAGAGAAATGGTCTAAGTGGTTAGGTGTAGAACATAGTGTGTTAGTTAATTCCGGGACTGCAGCAAACGAGCTAACTATGTTAGCATTGAAATATAAGTATCCAGAAGGTGGAGAGATAATAGTACCACCACTTACTTGGATATCAGATATTAATTCTGTTTTGTTTGCTGAATTTAATCCAGTATTTGTAGATATAAATTTTAAAAACTTATCTTTTGATTTAGATAAATTAGAAGAAGCGATAACGGAAAAAACAAAAGCTATCTTTGTTACGCATGTGTTAGGTTTAAATGCATTATCTGAAAGACTATTGAAAATATGTGAAGATAATGATATATTATTGATTGAAGATGTTTGTGAATCACACGGAGTAACTTACAATGATGCTAAAGTAGGTTCTATTGGATTTGCTAGTAATTTTAGTTTCTATTTCGCTCATCATATGAGTACAATAGAAGGTGGTATAATTTCAACAAATGACGATAATTTTTATCAGTTATGTAGGTCATTAAGGTCTCATGGAATGGTTAGAGAATTTACTGATGAAAAATTAATAGAAAAGTATGAAACTGAAAATGACGATTTAAGTAAAGATTTTATCTTTATAGGACCAGCTCATAACTTTAGAAGCACTGAAATCAATGCTGTTTTAGGTTTATGTCAGTTGAAAAAATTAGATTCAAATAATCAAATTCGGATTGACAATTTTAAATATTTTGTAGATAATTTAAAGTCTGATAAGTTTTATACAGATTTTGAAATGGATGGACAATGTAATTATGCTTTTATTCTTATTATGAAAGATGCTGATTATGAGTTGCGACATCTTATTGAAACCATGATGGATTATAATGGTATAGAATTTCGTAGAGGATTATCAGGTGGTGGAAATCAATTAAGACAACCATTTTTTAAATCTAAATTTGAAATATCTTATGATGAGTTTCCTAACGTTGAACATATTCATAATTTCAGTTGGTATATTGGTAACTATCCAACATTAGAGAGAGAAAAATTAGATAATTTAATAAGGTTATTAAATGAAACTAAGTGAGTATTATAAATATTATTTAACATTACATAAACATCCAAAATGTAAGTTATTACATTTTACTGGTCAGTGGATTACAATATTATTTACTATATTTGTATTATATAACTGGTATTGGTACTTGATCCCATTAATTCCACTTGTAGTATATCCATTTGCTTGGAGTGGTCATTTTATATTTGAAAAAAATAAACCATTAGCGTGGAAAGGTGGTAAGATTACTTTGTTAGCAAAATTATGTGATTGGATTATGTTTAAAGATATTTTATTAGGAAGGTTGAAGATATGGTAAAAGTTTTAATAACCGGTGGTGCAGGTTATTTAGGTTCTACGTTAACAGAAGTTTTATTAGATAAAGGTTATAGAGTAGATGTTTTAGATAATTTAATGTATGAACAAACATCATTGTTACATTTATGTTCACATGAAAATTTTAGATTTATGAATGTTGATGTTACAAATTTCAAGTTTTTAAAATCAATTGTATCTGCATATGATGTAGTGATTCCGTTAGCGGCAATTGTCGGAGGTCCAGCTTGTGATAAGAATAAAGAATTAGCAACTAAGGTTAATTTTGAACAAATAAAATGTATTGTAGATAACTTAGAAGATAATCAAAAACTAATAATGCCTAATACAAATAGTCAATATGGTAGTTCAAAAGAAGTTATTACTGAAGATAGTCCATTCAATCCATTATCACATTACGCAGTAACTAAATGTGATGCAGAAAATTATATACTTAAAAATAAAAGTGGTGTGTGTTTAAGATTGGCAACTGTATTTGGTGCATCTGCTAGAATGAGAACTGACTTATTAGTGAATGATTTTGTACATAAAACTATAGTAGATGGTTATTTAGTTTTATTTGAATCACACTTTAAAAGAAATTATATACACGTTAGAGATATAGCTAATACATTCTTGTTTTGTATAGAAAACTATGATAGAATGAAAGGTGATGTTTTTAATGTAGGTTTATCTGATGCAAACTTGAGTAAGTTAGAGTTAGCACAAACTATAAAGAAATATTTTCATAATTTAGTTATCAAAGAAGATGATTATAAAACTGATTTTGATAATAGAGATTATATAGTATCAAATGAAAAACTTGAGAATTTAGGGTGGAAACCTAAGTATACAATAGAAGATGGCATTATGGAATTAAAATATGCCTATGAAATGATTATTAAACATAACAACAGAAACTTTACGAATTTATAATATGAAACAAAGAAAATATTTACCAACAATAAGTGATTTAATAGATAGACTTTCCATTATACAGTTAAAGGAAGTTTTAATACCAGAACATAAAGATGAATATACTGATGAAATTCAGGATATAGTAGAAGATTTAGAAGAATTAATGAGATGGGAAAAACCAACAGGTGAAATGATTCGTGCCATTATAGTATTAGCACAAATGAATACTCATATTTGGTATAATGAATCCAATTTTAGAGCCGGTAAAGGTGAAGGTAATCTTGAATTGACTCACGGATTGAATGGTATTAGAAATACTGCAAAGAATAAAATACAAGAGAATCTTGTAGAAGGTGGACGAAAAGATTATAAGATAGATTGTTTGGCTGCTGAATTTAAAGATTGGGAAGTGAGTTGGTAAATGTTTAAGGAAACTAAAAGTAGGTCAGTAAAAAAATCTATTGGTTGGAGGATGTTGGCAATAATTAATAGTTACATTATTTTAGCAATGTATATCACAGATTCACCTTTATATAATGCTATATTGATGAATGTAACGGGAGCAGTTTTGTATTATGTGTATGAAAGAGCGTGGAATAATACACATGCTGGAAGGTATATAGAATGACTATATTAATAGTAGGTGATACTTGTACAGATGTTTTCATTTATGGTGAAATAAAACGATTAAGTCCTGAAGCACCAGTACCAGTACTTAATCCAGTAAAAGAAATTTCAAATGATGGGATGGCGAAAAATGTTCTTAATAACGTGGCAGCTTTAAAAGTAGAAGCATTTTCTGTTACTAATAAAAATAGTATTAGAAAAGTTAGATATGTAGATTATAAATCTAACCAATTAGTTTTAAGAGTAGACGAACATGACTTTTGTGATAGGATTGAAAGAGATGTATTATTAGATATAAAGGATAATGTAAGTTATATGTCAATGGCAGGTAAACTTACATTTGATGCAATTATTATTTCAGATTATTGTAAAGGGTTTTTAGAAAAAGAAGATATTCAATATATCTGTGAAAATAATAAGAATGTATTTATTGATACTAAAAAAGAACTTGGTGATTGGATAAATTCTGCCACATATATAAAAATTAATTCTTTAGAGTATGCCAAAAATAAAAACTTTTTTGAAAGTAGTAATGTTATTGACAAAACTATCATTACTAAGGGTAATGAAGGGTGTTTATTTCAAGGTAAAATTTATCCAACTGACGATGTACCTGTAAAAGATATATCAGGTGCAGGTGATACTTTTCTTGCTGGATTGACAGTAGAATATGTTAAGACGAAAGATATAATGAAGGCGATTAAGTATGCACAAGAATGTACTAAAATTGTAGTACAGAAACACGGAGTTTCTACTATATGAAACTTAATAGTACATTAAAAAAATGGTTGTATAATAAGTATACAGATAATATACCAGATAAACTAAGTTTATTATTAAAAGAACAAGGTGTACCAGATGAGTGGATCTTACCTAGTACAATAATAATTCATAGACTTTCAAATATGCCTTGGTATACACAAGATGAGTTATTACGAGATACAAAATTATCTAAAGAAGATTTAATTGAATTAAATTCTATAATTCGTAAATCTGATATACTACAAGATGTAATATTAAATGTTGGGCTTGGTAAAAAGTATTGGAATACTATAATACCTTTATTAAATACAGGTTCTGTTGATAATGTTATAAATTATAAATACAATTTTCCATTAAGATTAGGAATTTATCCAGGGATATCTTGTATGTTTTATTGTGGGTTCTGTGGTAGAAATCAACAAGCAAGATATAGAAGTGATATTCAAGGTGAAAGTTTAGAAATGTTTAAAAATATTTTTAAGGCTATGCCAACGACTTCTACTATTTCAATATCTGGTGGACTTGAACCACTAACTCATTCTAAGATAGGAAAAATAATAAGTACAGCTAAAAGTTATGGAATAAGAGTACCATTGATTACGAACGCAAATAATTTAACTAATAAATTTGTAGAAAAACATCCAGGTTTATTAGAGTTAGATTCATTACGAGTTTCTTTATATGGTATCGATGAAGAGTCTACTTATTTAGTTACAAGAAAAAAGGGTGCATATAATTTAGTTAAAAATAATATAATAAACTTTTTGAAACTTAGAAATAAATCAAATCCTGAACTAAAAGTTGGATTAAATTATATAGTAATACCAGAAAATGTAGACCACGTTCCTAAATTGATTGATTATATTGCAGAAGTAAATAATAATGTTGATGGACTTGGTATAGATTTTATAACTATTAGAGAAGATTTTGGTAGTGTTACTGATACTATTGGTGATGACATTGAGAGAACACATGAATTAGATGGATTTTTGTCTCCAGATGATAGAAAAATTTTAATAGATACATTTAAAGAATTTAATAGAAAAAAAGAAATACAATGTCCTACTGTAAACGTTGATTTTGGTTACGCTTTAGTACAAATAAATGAAGGTATTTTAGGAGACCAAATAAAAATGGTCAATGGAACTGATATGAGAAAATCAGCATACCCACAAGTATCAGTAGCAGTTGATAGTTATGGTGATGTATTTCTTTACAGAGAAGCAGGATTTCTTGATAGACCTGGTAATGATAAGTTTATAATAGGTAGAATAACTAAACAAAAATCACTTGAAGATATAATTGTAGATTTTATTAATAATAAAAAAGAGATAAAACGACACGTAAGTGACGCAAGATTTATGGATGCATTTGACCATTTAGCAACAGTTTTAATAAATCAAGCACAAGACGATAAAGATTTAGGTATACCATTTGAATTAGGTCCAGTATCTGTAAGAAGAGTTATTGATACAGAAAAAACAACACAGAAGAAAAATGGGTTGTTTGGAACAATTCATCAATAGGAGATTATAATATGGTAAAAGTTGGTTTAATAGGTTATGGAAATTGGGGTAAGTTACTTTATAAAAAAATAGATGGATTTGCAGATGTAGAATTTGTCTGTAGAAGTAAAGATACTTATCTTGATAAATTAGATAGTGTTAATTGGGTTGTGATTGCAACACCAAACGATACTCATTATGAAATAGTTAAGAATTGTTTAAATGTTGGTAAAAATGTATTTTGTGAAAAACCACTTACACCGACACACGAACAATCGTTAGAATTATTTAAATTAGCAAAAGAGAAAGATGTTAGATTATATGTAGATGATATTCAAAATCATAGAGAAGTAAAATGGGATTTGATGGAAAATAATTTAGTTGAACGAAAAAAGAAAGATAACTATAATCATTCTTATTATACTAATAAAGATTTACTTTATAGATTAGCATATCACGATATATACTATTTGTATCCACATATAAAGAACTCAGAAATTGAAAATATTACTCCAATAGATATTGAAAATAAAATGCATTTTAAAGTTAAGTTTAATGATATTACTATCGAGTTTGTGTATGATACGAATTATGGATATGATAGAGTACATCATATTAATGGTACAAGTCTAATGGGTGATGGAAGTGATGACCCTTTAGGTGATATGTTAGAAAAAGTTATACTTTATCAAATGGTTGATTTTACATACAATGAAAATATATCATTATTTGCTAATAATTTTATAGATATTGTAAATAAAAATTTATTTTCATAATCATTATAGATATTTATATACGTTAAATGTATAAGGTTACGTCCAATGAATGATAAAAAAAATATAGTTGTTATTCCTATGATAATTCCAAAAGATAAAAATTTGGATAAGTTTGGAGGCTGGCAGTGGATGCTAAACTCGAAAACTGCTTGGGAATTTTGGTGTAAAAAAAATGGTTATGAGTTAGTAATTTTTGATGAACCGTCTTTAGAAGATACAACTAAATATAAAATTACAGTACAACGATGGTTTGATATTTTTAATTTTCTTGATAGAAAAAATATTAAATATGATCAAGTAGCAATGGTAGATGCGTCTTCTTTTCCAAAATGGAATTGTCCTGACTTTTTTAAATTAACAGATAATAAATT